AGATTGTGAAGAGATGTATCACTTCTGTATTTGATGCCGATGAAGTGTATCCTATGGAAGATGTATCTCAAAAAGAGTTAGATGAGTTTTTTGATAGTTTGACGTTTAATCAACTAGACAAACTCGGGCAGTTCTTTGATAGTTTACCAAAACTAAGACATGAAGTAAGTTACTCGTGCGAAATATGTTCCAAAGAGAACACTAGAGTACTGGAAGGCATCCAAAGTTTTTTTTAATAGGCCTTTCCCACGAGTCGGTGTTGAATTTTTATAACACCAACTTTCAGTTAATGCAACACCACAAGTATTCATTGACTGAACTAGATGAGATGATACCATGGGAACGAGAGGTATACATCAACCTATTACTTCAACACTTAGAAGAGGAAAGGCTAAAGAACGAACAACGAAAGAATAATTAATATTCGTTATGTGTAAGTGATTCATAATAATAGAGGACACAAATTATGAGTGACGACAAAAAAATTAGTCAAGGTAATGTCGAGATAGATGTTGCTAAGTATACAGAGATGGTCTTGAAGTTAGACGAAGCACAGGACAAAATCAAAGAGATGGAGAAGTTATCTAAGGAATTGCAAGTTGCAACAGCAGCAGCAAAACCAAAAGAAAGGTTCTCTGTTGGTGCATTGTTCAGAGATGAAAATGACATCAATGAAAAAGCAATCATAGGATTTGCATCATTCTTTTTAATGGTCGTATTCGGAATGGCAGATTTAATTACTGCATTTTGGGATATGGACTTAAAAGTATCTGACACTATCTACACTTCATTTGTTGTAGTAACGTTAGGTGCGTTTGGAATATCAGAAGCAGGAAAAGCATTCGGAAAATAATTAAATGGCAGATGACAAGGACATAAAGAAGATTAACGATAGAATCACCAGTGTAACGACTGACATAGAAAAGACGTTACAGCAAGGTGGTAGAGATATCGATAAGGGTATGAAGAGCGTTAACAAACGGTTTGGTGCTTCTATTGAAAAACTTAAAACTACCAACCAAGCGCTATCAAAGATATCACTCGATTCTATCAATACTCAAAAGTCCACCTACTCAGGCGCTTTACAGGGAAACAAACTTTTAGGTTTGCAATCTAACCTTGCTAGTGTTATGGAAGGAACTGTCGATAAGTCATCTGAAGAATTTAAAAAGTTAGAGGAATCCTTTCCTGATGTAGATTTATCGAAGTACGTCAACTCACATAAAAAATTCATGGAAGCATCGGAAGAGAATGAGAACCTTGCATTCCGTGAACAGATGTTGAATGGTAAGAAAAAAGCACTTCAAGATAGACAAGAACAACAAACAGAAACAATCCTTGGTAAGACAGAACAATATCAAACACTTCTTGCCGAAACCGAAAAGGCAAGACAAGATGCTGAAAAACTTGCTAAAGAGTTTGCACTAACAGGTGCAGCTCAAACTGCCAAAGATTTGGGTGAAGCAAACACAAGAAGAGATGAACTCGATAAGAAAGCAGAATCAGTTAAGAAAAGAACTATGGAGTCTTTGGATTTAAGATTTGCTAAAGAGAAAGAAACTCTAGAATTACAAGGCACTAAATTAGATGAGTTAAAACAACAGAACCAAAAGGTACTTGATAAACAACAAGCAGTTAAAGATGTAGAAGAAACTTTAATTGGCGACAGAATGAAAGAAATTTCAGAGGATTCGGGTCGTCTTGGTCAATTCTCAGATGGTCTTAAAACACTCACAGGGTTTGACCTTGTAGGACTTGCAGATGATGTAGTTAAAAACATTGATGCTGTTGGTAAGGTATTCGGTACAGAAGACTTATTCCAAAACTTGGTAATGAGTACTACAGGATTCTTTAATAGTATCGGTGATGGGTTGAAGAGTGGATTGGAAGGACTTCAGTCATTCATAAGTTCGCCCGCTGAAGTAATTGGAAAAGGTGTGAGTTCTATATCCTCCAGTCTTTCCGCTGGATTTGACACTGCAAAAAACGTAATCGGTAAAGGTCTTTCTGGCATACTAGGTGGCGTTAAACAAATGGGGATGTCATTAATACTTGCTGGTAAGTCGATGGTCATGGCGGCAACTTCATCAATCAAATCGGGTCTTGTATTCCTAATGGCTGGTGCAAGTGCAATGGGAATGGCAATACTAAATGCAGGCAGAGCAATGGCAACAGCTGCTGCTGGAATGCTTTCCGCTGTCATACCATTCATTGTAGCTGGTCTTGCATTTATTGGTGGTCTACTTATGACTGCTGGTAGTATGTTATTGACTGCACTACCGTTCATTGCAATCGGTGTTGCTATACTTGCAGCTGGTGTGATACTCTACAATGCGTTTATGGCAATGTATGAGAATGTTGGATGGTTTAAAGGTATCATAGACACTGGAATATCATACATCATGAACATAGGTCAAGCAATCTTTGATATCTTTGCTGGTATGTTTGATTTGGTTGTGGGACTATTTACAGGTGACTTTGATAGAGTCATGGAAGGTCTTACTGGTATGTTTGGTGGACTATGGGATTTACTCATGGCACCGTTTAAAGCAATCGGGGACTTCTTTAAGAATGTATTCGACATAGACATCGGTAAGATGTTAAGAGATTTTGCTGCAAAGATATTACCGAACTGGTTGGTCAAAAAGATTTTCGGAAAAGAGGCTGATGCACCAATTTCAGATGAACAGGCTGAAGCAGTTGACTCTACTGGTGAAATGTCACCAGCGGCATCAGCGATGGCGACTGGATTGGAAGATACTGATACCCAAGAACTCATCAATGAAAGAGAGGCCCAAGAATCCCAAGCATACAATGCTGATATGCAGTTGAGACGAAGAGAAAGAAATGTTGCTCAAGGTATGAGAGGTAGTATTACCGTAAATGGAGAAACTCTCGAAGGTGATGCGAAAAGAGAATACCTACAGAATAAGGCTGATTCTGGCAAACTAGACTATATGGATAGAAGTGGTGTCAAGACTGGTTTTGAAGGTATGACATCTGCAGAGATTGAACAGACTAAGATAAGGTCTGAACAACAAGTAACAGACATTCAAGGTACCCTAGACGAAAGAAAAGACTATGCTAAGAGTAATATGGTAGCGACTGGTGAAGAAGACTTCTTTGGTGATATGGAATATGAAGAGACTGGTGACCGAGTTAAGACTGCTCGAGAAATGGAATTGGAATCAAAGACTGAATCAGAAAAGGCGCCAATCAATACTGCAGTAACACAACAGAATAACAATCAAACTAATGTTACTAATAATGCAATATCTAGTATGCCTGTTGTTAATGATAATGATTCGTCTGCGAAATTAGGATACGCTGTTGCGTTCTAATCTAGGATATTTTGATTTACGTGGAATACGTTTTTTCTTATTAGGAATGGTTTGAGCTCGGAAGGGCGAATCCTTCTCAAATAGAACTTGGTGGTACCTCGTCTTTGGACGTTGTGGTCTCCTCAGTTGTTTCATCTTTCTTCTCTACTTTCTTTTTACCAAAAATTGCGTCCCAACCATCAGCATAAGCATCGTATGATTTCTTATCCTTCCCTCTAGTGTGGGAACCTTTACCACCTTCCCATGAACCATTATGAAGGTTGTAAGTTGTTTCTCCTTTAGGCCCTACCATATCTATCTCCCTAGTCTAAAACCTTTTTGAGCAGACCTCTTTGCGTTGATTTTTTTCCTACGCTTGATTGCCTGTTTTTGCTCGTTCTTAATAGAACTAGGTTTTTCAAAGTGTTGCCTGTCTCTAACCTCTTGAACGATACCAGCACGTTCGCATGATTTCTTCCAACGTCTCAACATCCTATCAAAGGGTTCTTCGTTAGACTTTCGTTTATCTGTTCTTGGTGTTACACTTGGCATAAATTTTCCGTTCGTTATTTAAAAAGATGTACAGTCGCCCCAATCAACTTTACAGCATCCCGCTCTGTACCGATAGCCCCGCTTTGACCCCGACTACCTTTCCCTTACTGAGTACCCCCATTCCTACGGTCTCAGTTAGTCTACACTTCACATGGACACATGATATAGATGTGTAGACTCCCATTTATAAGTAGTTAACTAACTAATTAATCGTTAGCCAACTTCTTAAAGTAATCCATCGCATCATTCTCTTCTGAACTACTAGAAGACATTTCCGCTGATGAGATTACAGGTTCATCTGCAACCGTCTCTTTGTTAACGTTAGACCATGGCACTTCGTCCATATCTTCCGCAACTGACTCTGCAGTTGAATTACTCACTGAACCAGTTAGACCGAGAACTCTATCGAGTTTCTCTTTGAGTTCATCGTAAGACTTGAACTCTTCTGGCGCAATTATGCCTGATAATGAATGAGCAGATGAATATATAGTATTCAACTGTGCTTCATCTTCGAACAAAGCGGCAGGTGAGTCAAACTCTGATTTGTCATAGTTCCAGTAACCGTCTACTTTTCTAATCTTAATCTTAAAGTTCGCACCTTCTCTTAGGTCGAAAGGATTGATTGCTTGTTCGTCTTCAAATGCTGGTGAGATAGCCTCTTTGAGTTGTTCAAAGATTTTCTTACCATATCTGTATTTGTATACTTTACCTTCGTTAGATGGATTTTTTGGGTCTGAAACAACATAAACATTTGACACATAGTGTAAACGTCTCTTCTGCTTTCTAGCAGTTTCTTTGTTTGCTTCAATCCCAGTATTCCATAACTGAGTATTGTATTCTGACACAGGGTCTTGTTTATTAAGTGTAGTCAAAGACTTCTCAATATACCAACCGCCTGGGCCTTGGAAACCGTGGTCAAAGTATGATACCCATGGCATCTCTTCTCCCTCGGGTGTGGGTAGAAAACGAACTACCGCAAAACCGTTACCTGTTTTATCAAGTTCGGGTTTCCACATCGTGTCGTCTGTGTAGGATTTTTTTGCACCTTCTGTAGGTGAAGCAGTTTCCATAGCTGCTCTTAGTTTATCTAATGATGCTGACATTGTATTCTCCTATTGTATTAACATTGTATTTGCATTGTATTAATCTATTATACGTCATCACTTGTAATAACACAAGAGGGTTTTTATAATAGACGATTTTATTTAGGCGTTTATGAACATGCATCCAAAAGAATTTTCTTAAATTTCTTATGGTCTACACTTACAAACGTCTTGTACTTTCGTATCTTGATATGGACATCGGGGTACACTACCTTCTCAGAGATTAGTCTCTCCCAATCTGTAGTGAACCCGATTATCTCATCCATGATACAAAGAGTTTCGAGTGAGACATTCTTTGCTAGATAGTCTCGTAATAACCAAGGATGCTGACCGTTCTTTACTTCTAGAACTTTTTGTATTGTTCTTTTACGTAACACATCTGACACTTCTGATTGAAACATATACGACAACTTCTGTTGACGTTTTCTCCAATCGGCGTAGACACGTTCTGCTTCTTCGTTTAACAAGTCTCCCGCCCAACTATCTTTCTGAGATAGATTGGCGATATAGAAGTCTTGTAGGTTATCTTTATAAATTTTGTGAAGTTTTCCAAAGTGAAACTTATCTTTCCGCTTTAGGAAAGAGTTGATATCACTCCGTACTTTTCCGTTGTATTTAATGAAGTCATAATCCTTAGAATTGAAGTGCAACTTAATTCCAAGGTACAACGTATATGCATCATATCCATCCCTAGATGTCATTAAGTAATAATCTTTTTCTCGGGGATATGGATTTCACCAGTAGCAGCGTTATATGCTTCTGTGACTTTGTCGTTAGTTGCACACATAAAGATGTAGTCTTTCACAACCATTGTCTTAGGGTTCTCTTCACCTGTTACAGCAACTCCCCTAGCGAATCCCATTTGACCTTCTTGGTTTTGGATAATCATCCTAGGGTTAGTTAGTGCAACTGAGGTGTCGTCTTGCTGGAGTGTATCCAGTTTACCAACGTACTCACCTGTGGCAGTAACAATTGTTATTACTTCATTGATTAATTCTTTCATTCTAGTCCTCATAAAATTTCGTGATATTCGCCTGACTCACTTGGCCACGATTGATTAAGTTTAATTTTTGAGCCTCTGCTTCAAGTTTTTCTTTCAGCGGATTTGATAATAGTCTCTTAGCACTTTCGGGTTCAAGACTGTTTGTTTCGCACACTTTAATGATTGCTGACATTACATCACAACCTCTTCCACGTACAATTAATTTTTCAACTTGTTCTGTAAAATTTTTCTTGCTAATCATTAGAACCTCAAGTCGTATCTATTATCGGGGTCTACTTCATCTACTTGCAATGGTAAACCAAAGAAGTGTTCTGCATCCCATGAATCATAATTGTTTTCCCAAAACCAATCATGCCCTTCTTCTTCAAGTTGTTCTTGCATTTCGTCTTCGTCTGCTTCACTTCCTTCTGCAAGGTGAACGTATATATCCATACCACACCCATCAAAAGATTCTACGAATTCATTCTCTTCGAACTCACAAGGTTCCATATCACCTGTTGCATCTTCTGACATATATGCTTCTAAGGTCTCCTTGTCTTCTTCGTTAGTTACCTTGATAAGATAAACACCACTTCTCCATAGTGTCTCAACAACAACTCTGTCTTCACTATCATTGTCCTTAAACACTTCACGTTCTACATACGATTTTTTAAACTTAGGATATATCGCATATTCCTTTCCAATTTCAATTTGCATTTTAGTATCCACACTCCAAGTTATCTCTCCAGTCTCTAACAATACTATAGTAAGCATAGTAAGTTGGACTAGTGTCATGAACACCAAGACCACCTTCTGCATAATCAGTTGTTAGGTAATCTATGAGATGGTCTGCCTTATCTAAGACTTCTTCTGTCACATCTTCTTCACTGTCGATTGCAAGATACTCCAATAGTGTGTCATATGCACTATCGTATGCTTGGGACTCAACCCACTCATCACCTTTAGAGATTATCTTATTCCAATTGAAATCTCCTTCTAAATTAAATTCTTTCACTTCACTCATTTTATACTCCGTATAAGTTAGTGTACTGTTTTCGTAAACTAACTAATTCATCAACGTGTTCATTTGGAAAACTCCCAAATGCCTGAACACCACCTGTTTGACCCTCTACTACAACAATAGCAAGAATCTCCTCAACTTCATAACCAGTCATCTCTTCAACCATCATAGCGTAAGCAGTCATCTGAATAAACCATGGTTTTGCCATGTATTCTTCTTTCCACTTACTTGATGTTTTGAAATCAATGATTGTAAGTTTATCTTCAAAGAGACCAACACAATCCACTCTTCCTGCCATCTTAAGTGTATCGGAATACAGAGGCGCTTCTAGAGCGATCGGCTGGATTTCATCTAATAAGGGTAAAGCGGAATTGAACATCTGTTCTTGAAGAATGTTATCAAAGATAATTTCTTCTTCTTGTCTAAGATACTTTTCAAAGATGTCATGCATCTTAGTACCACGTTTTGTTGCCTGTGCGGTAATCTTATTCGCTTCTTGTTCACCAACTCTAGCTCTCCACAACTTTATATGTTCTTTGTTAAGAAGACCTGTTACGGTTGTGACACTTGGATACTTATTACCTTCGGGTGTTTGGTAAAGTCGCTTTCCGTCCACCGATTCGGCTTTCATGTCGAGTAGTTCTAGTTCATGTAAATCTATCATAATATATACCTATTTTACTTCTTTCTTGACTGTATGTCAATATGCTTTTTTATTGTTTCTCTTGTCTTAACTTCTTTAGCATCTTTTCTGTGATATCTTTCCCCAAGTGGAGTGTCGATATTTTTGGAGGCGATATTCTTAAGTACATCATTAAACCCATCGGACGCTTTAACTCTGTCACCATGACCACCTACAATTCTAGGGGCGGCTATTTGTTGTTTTAAGTGAGGGTTATCTTCTTTGAACTGGTCTAACTTAGTGTAAGACATGAAGTGTTCTGTCACTTCACCAGTTTCGGTATTTAAGAAATCGTATGTTGGCATATTATAAACTCATAAAGGTTGGTACGTCACGTTCTGTCCACTTTGCGAATTCCTTCTTGTAGACTGCATAGTATTTATGGTATGCATCGAGAGTCGATTCCATCTTCACATCGTCTGGCATACACTGAGGTGGTTCTGACCATCCACCTAGTGTAATCTTGTTTGGTAACTGATTGAGTAATCCTCTAAGTTTAAAATCAGTTGCATGAATCTTTTTATATCTGTGAGTGTATTCGTCACACAGTGCAGTAAACATATCATATGCATACTGATACTGGATTGCGTTCTCACGTACCCATCGTGTAGAAGGGTGATTGATGTGTGATGCTTTGTATAACACATCTTCCATGTTTGAGTTGTCTAGTCTCCATCTCTGAATCCTACGACCACTAGATGCATCGGTATACTGAGTACCGTCTAACATTCTATGTGCGGTAGATAGCATCTGAGCGTACTCGATAATCATCTTTACTACATGTTTGTCACAATGTAGTGTTGCAGAAATTTCGGGGTCTTTGTCTAAGTAAAATAAGTTCATGATTATTTGTAAAATATGTGTTCGTTAATAACTACAGTCTCGTTCAATGAGTCTGCCCAATATGGTAATGTCCAAGTTGCATGATAATGTGTTGCACCTTCTGTAATGTCACCATACTTAGATTGTATCACATCTCTTGCAATGTGCATAGAGGATAACCAAGTTGTACTATCCACTGGGTCGTCTGACTTACCATCACAAAACCAACTGAATTGACAAGCGTTGATTTTAGGAACCATTTCACCTTTCCAATTTGTTCTCAACTTTGCTTGGTATACTACACCACAAACAGTATCGGGATAAGCATAATGCTCAACCCTGTTTAACACTACTTGCGATACAGCAATCTTACCAGCGAGTGGTTGATTACCTGCCTCAAAATAAATGTTCTGTGCCATGCAATAGATTTCGTTGTTTGGGTCTGACGCCTCAACCTTCATTGTCATAACACCACACAGGAAACCTAACAAGGCGCCTGATAAAAAACTTAAGTGTCTCATTCTCATTGTATTAACTCCGAACACTGTACATAAGGATTAGTTCTATTCATTGACTCTGCTTGTGTACTAGTGTTATATGTCAAACAGAATTCGTCACCACCAACGGTGTATGAATATGTGTATTCTATTCCATCAATTGTTTTTGCATACTGCAATTCATCACCAGTGTACAAATATGAGATGGTATTCTGAGCATCTTCTATGTAATGTGATACACTATCGATGGAATTTAAAATGTCTTGAGCAGTATTCAAGTCACCATTGTTAACTACAGAATTCGTATTGAAGTTGGCCATAGGGTTGCCAGGCCCAAAGGCAATAGAAAATCTATAGTCATGTGTGACCCAAAAAAGTTTACCTCTTTGGTTGGTTTGCATAGACCTATAATAGTTTGGTTTGGAGAATTGCACTCTAGTAAAACTGGTATCTGATAGGATACCATTATCATAACCACTTGCAACTGTAGAATAAAGATGTACGTCATCCATTCCCATAATATTTGTTGCTTGATGGACTGTAGATGTTTCTACACTAGAAGCAGATACAGAGATGTTACTAAATGACATGGGGATGATGTCTCCCTCATATGAATATAGATTACCATCTTTGTCTGCTGTAATACCACTGTACAAACTTTCTGAGTAAGTCACTAAATCGTTGAACACTTGTTCCTCTTCTATTGTATGATTCATATCAAAATCTAGTGTGGTGAAATTACCACTCATAACATCTGACATGACTCCTTCACTAAAGACATACCTATAAGGTAAGTTAACAGTATCCTCTAAAATATCCTTAGCAGTTGTTACTGTTGATATGATGTCAACAATGTCCATCGCTAATTGTTGTTTTGCAGTGTCCTCGGATTTAAAGAAATCCTCATAGAAGAAATCTAAACTGATATCGTACATTTCTAAAAATGTATTGATGTATTGTTCTATTGCTTGAACGATGTTCTCGCCTTGAGATACAGCACCTGTACTACATGATTCGTTAATTGGATAATCTGTTACCATCAAAGATGAAAAGAGAGGATTGATTAATGTCGTGAATGGAGTGATGTTAGTTCCGTCTGTAATGTCTCTCTCCAATACACTTGGCATCGCCATCATTTCATATGCAGTGTCTACATATCCCCTATCAGAATCATAAGCACCTTCGGGTACTACAGACATCACTGGTCTTAATGATTTACAGTAGGATGAATAATCTGTTATGTTGTCATCTAGAAACTGTCCATTAAAATCACTTGGTGCATATTCTTCAGACTCCCTTGTTAGAAAGTAGTAATAATTATCTGGCGGGTCATATGCTCCAGTCTCAATACATCCTTGAGAATCGTAATTGATGCAAACAGTAACAACAGGGTCAACACCCATCCAACTTGCTGATGGTTCGCCTGTATCTTGAAGACCATTGTAATTCCAATCAAGGAACACATTAGCACCTTCGATGTATCCATCGATAACCACAAACTGGTTAGTGACATCATCTAAAGTGGTTGTGGTAAAACCTGTGTAATAGGTTATGCCAGAAGGAGCGACTACAGGGGTTAAGACCCCAGCAGCTCCACCACCGCCTCCGCAACCAACTAATATGGTTAGGGATATTAAACTTAAAAAATATTTCATGTTATACTCCATGTGTGACATGGTCGTATTCATCGGGGCAATTTTTCACCCCACAAAGACAACCTTCGCCCACCTCTTCGGGTGCCATGTCCATAGCATTGGTTGTTCCATAAGTTGCAAGATTCATCACATCATCTGCACTGAGCTTTCCACCAGTATTAGATGCAATAAGTTTTGCTTGTTCAAAAGTAAATGTCATAATGATTGTATCTCCTCACAAATTTTTTCGACTTGTTTCCATGTCTGATAACCAATAACATCTTGTGTTATAGGTGTATGGTAACATATCTGTAAATCTTCGTCAAGTACTGCGACTTCCCAAAGACCATCTTTACCACCGTAACTGAAATCGTGTTTCACTACACTGGCACCATACCCATTTTCAAACTTGAATTGAAGTGTAATGCCTCCAGCATACTCCGCTTCCATAGTTTTGTATTCCTTAAGCTGCATTGGCAATATCCTCCGCCAAAATGGTTTCAATCAAATCAGTAGCAATCCAAGATTTACCACCAACGTTCCATTGACACTCTTCAACTGGAATACATCCATACTTCCAAGCGTATACGGTAACATCGGCATAATCCCAGTCATCCACATCAGCACCTTCTTCCCAGTACTTAACTTTGAGACACCACTCACAAGAAACTTTCTCGTTAGGGTCGGCATCTGTAAAGGTTGGTTTACCAAGCACATTACACAAAGTGTTGTAATCTGAAAATATAGTTCCTTGTAGTGATGTGCCACCTACACTCTCTTCAAGTGTAAGGACTTCAAATTCTTTAATAGTATACATTATACAGCCTCCGAATAAATTTCTTTCATAAATGGAGCATCAAGTTCTCCGTTAGCAACCTTGCTGTCGTGAATTGCATCCAACTCCTCAATGAGAGTTTCCGCATCACCACTCCACGTTGGGTGGTCGGGTGTGTTGAAAGGAGAATCAATCACATCAATCTGAGTGATGTAATCAAACGAACCGTTCAATCCGTTGTACCTGTTCACGTGTTTCATCACGAGAGCAGCAACTGACGCCTCGGTAAGAGAAGGTGACTCATAGTAAGAGTGTTCGCCCTCACCATATGCATCTTCCTCGAAGATACACTTCTCAACATGGAAACCAATCACGTACTCGGAACCGCCTTTGAACTTGTGAAAGTTCGCACCGTACTCCTCAACATTCTGAGTAGTAACTACGTACCATCTTGCAGTACCGTCTAAAATTTGTTTATGTTTGATTCCCATAATATTTTCTCCTAAATTTATATTATACACATAGTGTAACAAAAAGTGAGGGGCTTTGTCAAATTAAGTAATCTGGCCCATGCACTCTGTGAGTTGAATATCCTTTTGCAATTTCATATCCATCGTACAAGTTACCTCTGGCAGAGTTAAGAGCGGGTTGACTCCAACCCGATGCTTTTAAAACGTCACCAACTTTAAACTTGTTATTACCCACATTAATGAAACCCCAAACTGAACGTTGACTTCCATTATCACTGAATACTCGAATGTACTTCTTACCAATACTATAGTCATGGGTTGTATTCCCAATAGTATGTTCCCACTTGTTGTTTATAGCAGTAGTAATATCTGCACATAAAGTCTCAACTAGTTCTACTAGTTCAATAGCATTAGTTTCCGCAACATTTCTTTTTTCTAAATCGTTCATTTGTATCTCCTTTTTCAATCTATGTGTATAGTATATAAAAAAGTGAGGGGCTTTGTCAAATTTATTTTTCGTCCTTTATGGACTGAGCATACTGGTGACGTGCCAGAGCTTGAAGTTGACCCTTAGTCAAATCGGGATGTTTACGTTTCAAATCCTTTCGCAAATTGAACATCTTACTTGAATCATCTACGAGTAACCAAGCGCCTGTCAGTACGAATCCAAAGACAAGTAGTGCCAAGATTGACATCATCAAATTTATTAAGTTTAAGTTTTCCATAGTTTATTTTCCTATATGTTTAACGTCATCACGTGGGATGACTTGATAAGCACCTTTATTATAAGCGGGTGCGATTGTGAAGTTTTTAGACTCTTCTACCTTCCATGAATCGTCTACGTTTGTTTTCGGAAGACCAAGTGGAGCGGAAGGATATTCCTTAGTCTCTCGAACTGGTTTGGGTTCCACGAGTGGGGAATCCCAATTAAAATCTGACATCCTCTTTGTGCGAGTTCGCATAGATTTTGTCTTTCGTTTCTTGCCGTTCATACTGTATCGAAGTGAACCAGCGTAATGGTTTGTCATACCCATAATATACTCCTAATAAAAAATTCTGGCGGGATGGGTCTCAAACAAACATCGTATAATGAGTTGTAGATTTTGTTTTTATTGACCCTGTCCCTACCCGAGTGTCAAGCACCCCTATTTAAATCGGTAAAGAAGATATCCTCTTCTCTGTTCTTTCCTTAACATCATCTAATGTGTAATGTAACCCACTAAACAATTGCTTACTACCATTCTTCCAGTCAACAATGTATCGCTTGTAACCATTTACACGGTCTTGGGTGATTACAACATCACCATAACTTGCAACTACTAATCGCATGCTGTTCCATTAAGATATTTCTTGACTGCAAGTCTTTCGTTTTTACTTAAGTCATCAATTCCTTGAAATTTTGACCATGTTGTACCAAAAGACATGAATTTGTTTGCTGCTGTCACAGCAGAGTTCCACAATGTTAGGGACTCTTCATCATCCTTTGGGAAAATAGTATTATTTTCACACTCTTGAATGATTTTGCGACCTAAATCGGTGTACGCTCGTTCATGTGCGGATAGTTCGTGTTGACTTTGTATCATTTTTTTCTCCTTTTGGTAAAAACACAGTTAATTTATCTAACTTGTGTATTCTACTCAAAAGTGAGGGGCAATGTAAAGGGGTTTTTAAGAACTTTTTTGAATGTCATCGAGTTCGTCTAACTTCTTACGAAGAATTTCAACTCGATTGGGCCAGTAGATGTAGTCTTTATCGGAATCTTTCATAAGATTCTCCAAAAGCGGACGAATGAAATCGTCCATCTTAGCAATGGCGGTTGCGGATGCGACTGTTTTCTCAACAATCTTTGTATCGATGGATGCGAGTTCATCTGCATCAATAGCAGTGAACCCAAAATCGTTATATTCTATACTCATAATACTATTTAGTAAATCTTTCCATGTCTCTGAGAGTTTCTTTATCACTCTGCACTTCTTCATAGTTTGCATGTGCCTGCATAGTCACTTCGGGAATCTCAATATCGGGATATGACGTTGTAAGGTACCAAATAGCATTGGAGATTGACTGATATGATAATGAAGGCAATTCATGATTGATTAAACCTAAATTCATAGTAGTAATCTTACACTTCTTATCTGAATTGTAGGTGTAATTGTTAGACATGTGGTTGAGTGCCGCTTTTGCAGCTGCATACTTGTAACCTTTGGATATGTTTGGTTGTGAGGCACGTGAAGATATGTTGATGATAATCTTCTTCATATCATATCGATATGCATTGAAAGATTTTTCCAGTAAGTCACACTGGTCAAATGGAGCGCCGAAAGCATTGTTGATAAACACATCGTATTCCTGCCATTCCCAATCTTCCCAAAGCATCAAATCTTCAATACGTGCTTCGTTGACGATATTCATTCCACCACCAACTGGTGTGGAAGTAAAAGTGTCACTAATGTTTCTTGCTAAACCTGTACTACCTGTTATTAGGATTTTCATAATATTCCTTCACTAGGTCAAATGATTGTTTACCAAATAAACTCCCATCGACACTACACTTGTTACAAGGGGACATCTCTCTGTTCCCTTTCATTAATCTCTTACGAATCTTTGTCATCGGTTTGCTAAACCACACTTCATGTAGGGACATAGTCAATAGATTACCTACGACATGTTCTCTACCCCAATCGTTAGAGCAGAACAACACATCACCGTTCCAATCTACAAACATTTTATAGAATGGGTAGTGACATGGTTTACCTTTTAAATTCTCTACACTATCATCTTCGATACCAACCCAATCAACTACACCACTACGGTTGTTTAGTATCAGTCCGTGTTTCTCAAAGTCACCCCAATGCATTCTGTATCTGTATTGGTCTTCATGCACTCTTGCTTCTGCCATCATCAAATCAAAACCTTCCATTTGATGAATACCATCATACAGATTAATATAGAGTAAATCTAATCCACTCTTGTACAAACCTGTGACGTAGTCTGAATCTAGTTTGTCGCCGTTAGTGTTACACTCTAGTGTTGCATAAGGTAAGTTTAATCTAAACACCTTAACGATTTCTCTAAAGTTAGGATTCAATAAGTTCTCCCCAAATCCACTAAAGGATATCTTACCGTTGAATCCATTGTCGGCAAGTTCTTCTGCAATCGTGGTTGCACCTTTAATGGTTAAGTGTAAGTTTCTATTGGGGAATACTTTAGGGTCATGTCTTGGGCAAAACACACATGTTCTATTACAGAGTTCTGTGGTGTTAATCTCTACAGTAAGAATAGAGTCAAGTTCTGTTAGAGTGCCTTTCTTTCTCTGCCAGTGTTTCTGTTCTTGTCCTCTACGATGTTCGAGAAAATCATATTGGTCAACTGCTGTAATTGGGATGTTTCTATTTTCGGACACTTATTATTTCCTTGTGATTCTAAGGTGTCGTTCCACCCATTCACCGTCTTCTTCATGTTGTTCAATGTATTCATAATTTATTTCCTCTCCTTCTTGGAATGGACTAAAGTGTTTAGGAACTGCTAACCACTGGTCGTCCTCATGTATTGAAAGTATACAAGATGTCGGATTTCCTTTTGACTTTGCTAAGAAGGTACCGAGTCTTATATTATCTGTTCCTTGTCCTAGACCTAAGTCTAGTGATGAGATAAGCATAACATCATCCTTGGTGTATAAGTACACACCATCTGTATCGTATCTCGTTCCTAGTTTAACTGTGTATTCTGTGGGTAAATTAAAACGCAAAACATCATCTCTGATATTCTCAAAGTGTTCTACATATTGATTACTTATTTGGCCGATCGCTACAGGTAAGACTACTGAGTCTCTAGAAGTAGCCACCGTCTCGGACATCCGTGGAATCATTTTCACCCTCATCGTCTGCACTTACGAACTCGCCAGTGTCTTGTAATTTTGCAATTAAGGCATCAGTCTGTTCTTGGAAATCAAGAATCATCTTTGCCTTAGTGTCTTCTGTAGTCACATTAAATCCAGCATTAAATTTCTCATTCAATACATCAGCAACTTCGACAATCTTTGCCTTTGTCATTCTTTGAAGTTCGTCTGAACTAGGAATTACAATTTCATCGTATTCCTCTTCTTGAGATGCATCAATACGTTCTTGCATATCTGCGAGTAATTCTTCTTCAGTGTCAAATGCTTTTGCATCTACTGGTGCAGTCACTTGTTGTGTTTCAGGCATTTGTGCTTTTATGTTTGGAGCATTTCCAGCAGTCACTGGGTTAACAAATGAATCGTTAAACTGTTGTTCGTCAATATCATCTTGAATTGCGATGTCTAACTCTAGTTGTTCTTCTTCAGTAAAATCTTCTTCAGTTACTGTTTCCTCTGTCCACTCTGCGAAGGACTTCTTAGTCTCTTCAACCTTTTCTACAAACTCTTCATCTTCTGAGATTGGTTCGTCTGAGATAAGTGCATCTGCGATAGCAACTTCATTGACTCTTTCAACTTCCTCAATAAATTCTTCTGTAGTTGTACCACTTGGTCTGAACTCATCAATCTGTGATTGTGTTGCGGTTACAGGATTCAATGCACGAGCAGCTGCAAATGCTGGGGAAGTTTTACCTGTTGGTTTTGGTGGTTCTGCTGGTTGACGTTCTGCAAGTGGTTCACCTGTTACACTAGGTGCATTGCCCTTTACTTCAACTGGAGCAGGTGCGGTGTTCTTAACACGACTCTCGTAAATGTCTTTGAGAACTCTGAGTTCCTCTTCCGCCTTCTTCCTTGCAACTCTCTCATCTGCAAGTGCTTGCTGATGCATTAGATTGATTTCATTTTCTTTGTTAGCACTCTGCAAGTACTCTTCTTGTTGAATTTCTTTAAGTCTCGCCTCAGCAATCTGAACAGTTGTATTAAAGTCAATAATACCTTTTGTAAGTTCTTCACGAATTACAACTAACATGTCTAAGTCTTGTAAAGTGTATTGTCCTTTCGCTAGACCATTCTCTAGAATACCACTAACTGCTTGTGCTGACTTCGGAGCGAGTTGTACCTTAAAGTCTTGGACTCTTCTTTGTATTTGTTGAGTTTCAGTTAAAACTTCGGGGGCCTGCTCTTGAGCAAACTGTGATGGGGGTTGATTTTGTTCTGCCATAATATATCCTTTTTGTGGGGGTTAACCCATGGGGCGGTGTGCGACTAGAAGTTTACATATTGAAGTTTGTCTTATAAACTTCTCTAGTTCTTTATGTATAGTCTCGAACCACATTAATATTTAGTTATCTTATGTCCTCGGGAAACGCATTTTTAGCGATTTCCTTTGTCACATTTTTGAAAGGCCAAGTACCGTCTTTGACTAAGTCTATCATTTTTGCTTCCATAGTTGGAATGCCTTCTAACAGTTCAATCCACATTGTCTCTCTACGAGCAGGTGGTATTTGTTCTGTTACGAAATACTGAAACTTCTTGTGTTCAAACTTAAGTGCGGTTTCAGTGAGGTCGGATGCTGGAGCGCCATTATCATTGTAAGGTGTTGTTCCTTCTGGCAACTTACTTTGAATGTCGTCTCTGTACACCCACATAAGGATTGGTTTAATTGAAGCATTTCTTTGGTTAAATACTTGGAGACCTTGAACTGCAAGTTTAGGGTCTTTCTTTGCAACGATATCTGCTTGACAAAAAATTTCATATGCATCCGCACTTGGAAGCAAGTCTTGCTTTTTTGTAATCAGTTTTAGTTTTGGTTTGTTGGGAGCGCCTGCTGGTCTTCCTCTCCCTCTTTTCTTTTCTTCTGTCATAATGTAAAATCCTCTACATGGTTAAGTAACTCATTTAATCTATGAGATACGAGATAGTTAAAAACTTTGCCCTTAACTATCGTGGTTTTGTCAAATTCGCTTAAGATAGATTCTTCAATATGGTCGGGTATTAAATCCAAGTCAATTAAAGTTTGGTTTCTTAAGTAGTTACGATAGTATTTATCGTCCTTTTCAATGCTAATTCTGAGGTACTTTTCGAGTACTGGTTTTCTCAGTGGTGTTTGTCTGATACCCAAATCAAAGCAATCATCGTTAGATAGTATATTAGGAATACCATCTGACTTGTCGCCTCTTAGAATATGTTCCTTCAAGAACATACTAGGGTCTTCACAACGAATCATTTTGTTTAGATTAGGTGACCACTGTTTCACATCGTAATGATGTAACTGTTGAAAGTCTTTATCGCCTGATACAATGAGTACAGGTTCTGTTGCATGTTTAACTAATATTGCAATGATGTCATCCGCTTCACACTTCTCTACGTACATATACCTGTAAGGAAAGTTATCTCTAATCTCTTCCTTTACTTTCTGTAGTGTGTCAAACAACATACCCCAATCCATATCAGATGCATCACGTGTCTTCTTACGATTCGCTTTGTATAGTGGATAGAAGTCTTTTCTCCATGTATGGGAAGCATCTGTACAAAGAACAATCTCTCCGTACTCTCGTGCATATTTCTTTTGATAGTTTCGCACTGAGTTTAGAATCATATGTCTTAACATATCTTCTGAAACTTCTCCACCATTCATTTTGAGTTGTGCCATTAGACCAGCAATGATGGTCTGTGTAAAGTCTATAAGTATCATTTAATCACTTTTAATAATAATGTATTTTTGGTAATGAGCGGGTTTCCGTCTTTCAACTTAGACCTAGGGATTTCATCAATGAAACCTTTCGCAATTATATTACCACCTTTAACTAGCCTATCAAGTAACTTGCTATCTGTCAAGGTCTTTTCTGAACATTTATCAAAATCAATAATCTTAGAACCTTTGACTTTGAGTCCATACCCCTCGAAGGCAGTAAACTTTTTACTTGAAGTGTTATAAGTGTATAATCCTTTTGCTCTTATAATCTCTACTGGTTCGATACTCTTGTAACTCTCCCACTGTTTTAAGTAGGGTAGTTTCTTAACCATCTGTTCGGGTGTTTGTGGTTTTCTTGGTTTACGAACTGGTGTGTATTCATCGCAAAATCTTTGAATGTCTTCTTCAATTTTATCTAACCACTTAATAAACTTTTTCTTTTGAGCGGCGGTGAAGAAATCATATCCTTCATCTAATTGGTCATCACCTTCTACATTCTTTAACTCTAAGGTCAAATCATTTGTAAGACCTTTCATGTAGGCGACAACCTTTCCACTATACTCTAGTTGTTGCAAGTACTTGTACATACTGAATGAGTTCTTGCCATTCTCTAGGTATTTGTCGATTTGAAATTCTACTTCATCAAAAGCATCTAGTGCTTTCATTCGCATTCTTTCTTGTACAGATATTTTATTTGTTTGTGTCATAATGAAGAGTATACTATTAAGTGACTACCATTGTCAAGTGATTAATCTGAAATATCTTTGCCTTTGTTTGTTAGCATGAATTTTCTTGAACAATTAATCATAACATTTGCACGAGACATGAAGTCTCGGTTTATGAGAAGAGGGATACTGCCTCTTGAATCTAATGACACTTCAGTGTCTTTGTATACAGTGTTTAGAAACTCTATATCCATTAACACTACTGGTCTTGTCTCAGCAGGTTTTTGTAATGTGACACTTCTATGTAATGGTTTAGTATGTGTCTCACCATTTAGTTTCCATGTGACTTTCTTGTTTTTAATCTCTACATCTTCTGCATGTAAAGAACATACTGAAGTAGAGTTTCCTGTATCCAACTTACCAGTCATCTCTTGACCGTCAACTATAAAGGACTCTAACACTCCACACTGTTTAGGTTCCTTTCTCCACGTGTCTCTGTCGAAGTAAAGTTTAAGAACCATTTTAGTAATGTCTTCTTCGATTGCTTCAGAGATTGCTTTACTACCAGCACTATGATTGACTTCAAGAATATAAGGTGCATCTTTATCTCTCTTATTAGCAGGAATGTAATCCACTCCAACCCATTGACCGTTCACACCTTTTGCAGCTTTAAGACATTCTTCTTTTTCCAGTTCAGTCATTTTAATCAACTCAACTGTTGCACCTTGTGATGCATTACTTCTGAAGTCGTCTGTAATCTTATTACGTTTCATTGCACCAACAATTTCTTGGTTCACTATCACGCACCTTACGTCATAGTCGGACTCAATG